GACTCCGCTTTAATTATGACAATGATTTAGTCACTGTCGGAGACTCAAAGAGTATTCCTTCAAGATTAAATTCTTTCATAAGGCCAAGCGCTGCCTGATTTTATGAATAATAGTCCGTAATAAATTTACGTTCTACTAAGTAACCTGTCCTTGAATATCCTTGAGAGCTTGAAATCCATGAAAATACCGGAGATAGAGTATCGACAATTGAAATTTTCTTATGTCGAACAATATCCAACTTCATTCACCAAGAGTCCACTTTATCTAAAATCGATAAAGCTTTTTCGAGACTACATGAAGGGTATTTAGCATGAGCATAAGCAATCGCTTCCACTTCGTCGACTAAGTCAGTTATATCAAAGTTCGTATGATCGATGATAAGCTCACTTATTCAACCATCCAATTGATAAATAATCATTGGATCAGCTTCGCGTTGAGCCTGAATGTCTGCTAAAAGACAACCCGCATAGCTTCCGGAAGAAGTCAATTCATCATATGAATTTTCTAACTCCTTTGCTCGTTGGAGGGCTTTTAACAGAATAGACGCAATCAAGTCAGCCTCCATCTCATCTCACATTTCTAAACGTGTTTCCACTTTAGAAATAGGAAGAAGATCAAGTTGCTGAACTGAATTGTTTAAAATTTCCTTCTCGGCGGTCAAGATTGACTTCAATGGTAGAGAAAATTTTGATTCATTAAAATCAAAGTTCTCATCATTGGGATCAATCAACACTGTCGTTAACGCTTTCAGCGAAATCTTTTTAGAATTAAAAAGACTTCCTAATAGAGCTAACGAAGGTAACATCACAGATCGCTGATCTGTTTTGTAAAACCGACTTAAAAGTAATGATAAAATGGTATTGGTTCTTATTAAACCTAGTTTCGCAAAATATAAAATATTCGCTATCCTAGATCCAACAGATGTTGCTGATATCAATTGCTTAATTGATAATCCAGAAACATTTGAACCGAAAACCACCGTCCGTTTCGCAAATTCGAATACTGGTTTTGATGGAGAAGATATAGATTTAGATAAATTAATTTCTAGACCTAGTTTCTTCATCAATTCCAAGTATTCCGTAGCGACATCAGAGTCTAAGATAACTAAATCATCACCGAGAATTTCATAATTCTCATATCAACTAAAAGTCTTATTCTGTTTAAAAGAACAAAACTGAAGTAAATAGTGATGAGTTATAGCTAACATTGCTCATGACGATAAAGCCCCCATGGGTTGACCTACAGTATATCTCACTGATTTCTCAGTGAGACCATACTTCTTTGCGCTCCTAGGGAGAAAGTAATCTCTCATAACCAAGAGTCCAGCTCAGGAGTTTCCAACCTTTATAGGGAGGATTCTATCCAAGATGGCAGACTGGAAAATGATAGGTAAACGATCAGTTGCAGAGCTTAAATCAAATGAATAAGCACATTGCGACTTTTCGGCTTTATCCATAGAACGTTGAACTGAAGCATCTTGATCAAAAGTACCGTCATTTGGTATTGATTTTAATAAATCAAATAACGCTAAATGTAGGGGTTTTAATAAAGATTGAGTTCAGACATCAACTAACGCAAAGATTCTTAATTTTCCCGCGGCTTCTTCTTTAAAAGCCAGTTGACCAAGAGAATTAACCAAAGACTTTTTAGTCTTTAATTGATTCAATGGAAACTGAGAATATAAAGTCAAAGCCTGTTTAAAAATACGATATAGATTTTCACTTTTTGTTAAAGTGATATATTCTATAAAGTATTTGAAAACCTCCGAATCACGAATTTTGATAGAGTCATTAATTAGACCATGTCAAGAAACGGAACTCGAAGGGGAAGATGATTGAATTAGGACAACATTATTAGATCTCAAATTAACAGATTGCTTTCAAGAATCATAACTTTTCAATCGTGAAAAGAAGTTTCCTCGAGGCGCACTGTCAATAAAATCTAAAAATGCCCATGAGTAATCTTTATCTCCTGTATATTCTCCCGTTATAGATCCAATTTTCGGATTAAAATCCGACTTTAGGACTCTATACAAACTGAAACTAGTCAATCAAAATCGAATAATTTCAGTGTTGCCGAGTTGTATTTTCTTTCTATCCTTACGATTAATAATCGAAGGTAGACCGTTATACAAACGAGGCAAGGGAATATTAGGCTCAAGTCCTCTTAGGGATTCGAGTTTATCGCCACCTAAATACTTTTGGAGAGCCACATGGTTTGCCTTTAATCACTTTACAGTAATTAAAGAGCCATGATGAGAATCCAATTTCTTTATGTGGACGACCAGGTTATGTAGAATCTTAGCTCTTGAAGGGACAGATGAAAGTTTTCCATTAGTTAGCACAATAAGTGCTCTCAAATGAAGCTTAACACCTTTTCACAATTGTGAAACGGAGAACATCTTCTCTTTAACGACTCCGAAAGTTCCTAAACTTTTTAACATTGCCATAAAAGTATTATTATTATTATTTTTAATAGTATTTTTCATGGTTTATTTTAATTAAATTGTTTAGGGACTCAACACTATCATAATAGTATAAAATACCGTAAATGATAGGTAACTACGAAATGCCAAATAAAAGACTGCGCTGTTCCTCAAAAGAGGGACGCCAGTTCTAAGACCCGGTCAAGGCGGATCCACTAAGATAACCGAAGTTATAATGAGTGAACTGATTCTAAGAACCACTAAACCTTATATCATTACAAAAGTCAAAATGGGAATATCCCAGGTTAAATTCTATAGCAATATAGGGTT